TGCACAGGGCGGTCAGTTTATTCTTCGTGCAGACACCACAGATGCTACTGCAACTGTACTTACTACAAACAACAGCACCGCTGGAAGCGATGACCAGATCATAGCAGCCTCTGACACTTGCATCATGTTCTCAGGTACACTTGTAGCAATGCAGAATGGCGCACAGGATCAAGGTGGCTGGGAGATTAAAGGCTTACTGAAGAATGACGGTGGTACAACTACCTTAGTAAGCAGCAACATACAAACATTTGATGACGGTAATGGTTGGGTAGTAGCCTTAACTGCTGACAACACAAACAACGCCTTAGCAATTACCTGTACAGGAGAAGCCTCTCATAACATCCGTTGGGTTGCTAATATTCAGACCAGTGAGGTGACGTATGCATAGGAGTAATAAATAATGGGTTCTATTAATATTGATAACACAGGCTCTGGCGGTGCTATAACCCTTAGCTCTGATGGTACAAGTTTATTATTAGGTGGCAGTGCAGTAGGCGGTGCTGATCTTTATTTAGCTAATGCTAGTTCTGCTACAGCTAACACAGTAACTGGCGCAAATGCAATAGGTATTGGATCAAACAATACAGCAAGTGGAGAGAGTTCCCTTTCATTTGGTGTTAATGCAACAGCAAGTCAGGTTGGTGCATTTGCTGTTGGAAGAAATACTACTGCAAGTGGTGCTGACAGTTTCGCATTTGGTGCTTCAGCAGTGTCATCTGGTAGTAACACTCTTGCAATAGGATCAAATACTGATGCCACAGGGAACAGTAGTGTTGCTATTGGTAATACTGCACAATCAGTAGGGGCATATTCTGTAGCACTAGGGCAATCTTACGCCTCTGGTACAGACAGCTTCGCAGCAGCTATAGCAACCAACGGTTCAAGCTATGGCGCTACTGGTGATTATAGCATTGCTTTAGGTAGAAATGCTAAAGCTACAAGCTCTGATTCACTTGCTTTTGGTCGCACAACGCAAGCAACTACTGCTTATGCTACAGCAATAGGGTATAATTGTTTAGCTAGTGGCAATTACAGTGTTGCACTTGGTTATGCAACTACAGCAAGTGGAAATAATTCTATTGCCGCAGGTGCTTCTAGTACATATAATGAGAGAGCAAATGCTACTGGACATGGTTCAGTTGCTCTTGGTGGGGCTTACGCAAATGGTGTAGACAGTGTAGCTATTGGTGCATCTGCTAAATCTACTCAAATAGGAAAAATATCATTTTCTAATGACAAATTTTCAGCAGTTGGTGACAGTCAAGGCGGTCAGTTTATCCTTCGATGCGATACAACAGATGCAACTGCAACTGTCTTAACAACTAACAATAGCAGCGCAGGAAGCACTAACCAAATCGTAGCAGCAAGTGATACTTGCATTACCTTTGACGGTACTATCACTGCTATGCAAAACGGCGCACAAGCCTATGCCTCATGGCGCATAGAGGGCTTGCTAGTAAATGACGGTGGTACAACAACACTTGCTAACAGTGCAACTACTGTTATTGATAATCAGTCTGACTGGGTTATGGCTCTCTCAGCAGACAATACGAATAATGCTTTGGCTATCGCTTGTACAGGTGAAGCAAGCCATAACATTAGATGGGTGGCTAATATTAGAACCACTGAAGTTACATACGCCTAAAGGAGAAACAAACAATGGCTATTCAAAACAACATCGAACAAAGTGCAAGTCAGTACGGCATTGCATTTAATAACGCATACTACCGAATCGTAACGGCTGCAGTATCACGTCAACGTGGCACTGACCCTAAGTTTTCCGTAATGATTGACTTGTCAGCATATGCTACAAACTCACCTACGGATGACACTCGTGAGGTAGACTTCAAACGTTATAACGCAGATTGGGATGCAGTCAATGCTTCAGCAGGAGATGCTTTCCTTGATAAGTGCTACTCTTGGGTAATGGCTCAAGCTGATATGTCAGGCTCTACTGCAGTATAAGGTATAACGTATGTCTCTCACCATCAACCATCAGACTAACGACATTAGCAATGCTACTGGTACTATACTTGTTAATGGCGTAGCCGTTGGTGGTGATAATACGCCATCTCCTGCTGTTGGTAATAGAGCAATTGTAGCAGGAAGTGATGGTACATCAAACGTAATTCAATACTTTGATATATCTTCTACAGGTAACGCAATAGACTTTGGTGATTTAGTTGCAGGTAGAAGCTATATGACTGTCTGTTCAAATATAACAAGAGCATTATTTGCTGGCGGTAGAGTTAGTAGTACTTTTAAAGACGATATAGAATATGTAACTATATCTACCGCAGGTAATGCTCAAGACTTTGGAGACTTGACTGTAGCTAGGCAGGGTTTAGGTTCTGCTTCTAACGAAACTAGAGCTACTTTTGCTGCAGGATATGATGGATCAGCTTTAAGTAACGTAATTGATTATGTTACCGTAGATACTACAGGTAATGCTCAAGACTTTGGTGACTTAACAGCAGCAAGAACATATATACGTGGAACAGCTAATTCTTATCGTGGTATCTACGGTGGTCATGTTAATTATAATAACTATATTGATTATATAACAATAGCTACCACAGGTAATGCTTCTCAGTTTGGTCTGTTAACTGTTAATCGTGGTCAAATGGGTGCGTGTGCAGATGAAACTAGAGCATTATTTGGTGGGGGTGATAGTGGGGCAACCTTTTATAATATAATTGATTATATAACTATAGCTACCACAGGTAATGCAACAGACTTTGGCGACTTATTAACGACAGGTTCTGGTTTGGCATCTTGTGCAAATGCAACACGAGGTACGTGGAGTGGCGGTGCGCTTTTTGCTGCAAATACGATTCAATATGTTACAATACAAACAACAGGTAATGCGGCAGATTTTGGTGATCTTATAGCTACACTAAAAGATGCTGACGCATGTTCAGGAACATAATATGGCATTAACATTTAATCATCAAACAAATGAGATTAGCAATGACGGTGTTATAACTGTTGGTGGTGTAGCTGTTGGTGGAGATAATACTCCTAAATGGTATGGCAGTAGGGGGTTATGGGCTGGAGGCTCATACCCATATCGTAATGTAATACAATATATAACTATAGCCAACACAGGTAACGCCACTGATTTTGGTGATTTAACAGTAGCTAGAGCTGGCTCTGCAGGATGTTCAGATGGAACAAGAGGACTTTTTGGTGGTGGTTATGGAAGTGCTCTTTTTGATATAGATTATGTAACAATAGCCAACACAGGTAATGCTACTGACTTTGGAGATTTGACCGTTGCAAGAGATAAAACTTCATCTTGTTCTAATGGTTCTCGTGGCGTTTGGGGGGGAGGGTATACAACGAGTTTTACTAATATAATAGATTACGTTACAATATCTACTACGGGCAATGCTACTGATTTTGGAGATTTTCCTGCAGATAGAGCTTGGCTGGCAGCTTGCTCAGATGCAACACGTGGTTTGTTTGGTTGCGGTTTAAATGGCGAATGGTCAAGGATAAATACAATAGATTATATTACTATAGCTACTACAGGTAATGCTACTGATTTTGGTGATTTAACTCGAACACAATCTGAGCTTGGCGCTTGTTCTAGTACAACAAGAGGTGTTTGGGGGGGTGGAGTTCAACCAGACGTTTCCAATATAATAGATTACGTTACAATACAAACAACAGGTAACGCCACTGATTTTGGTGATTTAACAGTAGCTAGAAAAGCATTGGCAGCTTGTTCCAATGCTACTCGTGGCGTCTGGGGAGGAGGATGGGGAAGTGGCACCATAGATTATATTACTATAGATACAACAGGTAATGCTACTGACTTTGGAGACTTACTGCACACTAATTCTGACTTTCCAGCAGCTTGTTCAGGAACATAATATGTCACTAACAATTAATCATCAGACAGACGATATAAGCAACCTAACAGGGGCTACGACTTTTAATGGTGTAGCTGTTGGTGGAGATAATAGCCCTGTATGGTATGGCAGTCGTGCTATAATGGCTGGTGGACAGGTAACTAGCTATTCAGCATCAAATATTATAGATTATGTTGCCGTTCAAACAACAGGAAATGCAATAGATTTTGGTGACTTAGTGGTGGCAAGAAGTAGTGCTACTGGTGTATCAAATGGAACAAGAGGCGTAATTACAGGTGAAGCATCAAACACTGCTATAGACTATGTTACTATAGCTACTACAGGCAATGCCCAAGACTTCGGTGATTTGTCTGTAGGAAGGGGTGCAGTTGGCTCTTCCAATGGAACTACTGGAATTTTTGCTGGTGGATGGATGGGGTCAAGATCAAACACAATTGATACTATAACAATTGCAACAACAGGAAACGCAACGGATTTTGGTGACTTAATTACTGC